GGATAAGGCTGAAGCCGAAGCACGAAATGCAAAACCGCGTGTGCAGGTTGAAGGAACAAAGGGCGGTGTGTATCGTTTCGAGACGCCCAAGACCGAGTCCAAAGCTGGACCTGAATTCCGCAGTCGCACCGCTGACCGCATGGATGAAATGGAAAGGGGCATGAAGAAGGGCGGCAAGGTGACCGCAAAACCTGAGGCATACGCCAAGGGTGGCGCTGTGCGCGGCGGTGGTATCGAAAAGCGCGGCAAGACCAAAGGCAGGTTTGTATGATGTCCTCTCGCGGGATGGGCGCAATCAATCCCTCCAAGATGCCTCGTGGGAAGACGAAGGCCCGGAGGGACGATACCGACTTCACTCAGTACGCTGAGGGTGGTCAGGTGAAGTCCCGCGTAAACGAAGCCGGCAACTACACCAAGCCTGGGATGCGCAAGAGCCTCTTCGAGAGGATCAAAGGGCAGGGCACGCAGGGCACGGCGGCAGGTCAGTGGAGCGCCCGCAAGGCTCAGCTTCTGGCCAAGCAGTACAAGGCAAAGGGCGGGGGCTATAAGTGAAAGCCCCGCAGCAGTCTCTGAAGGATTGGACCTCTCAGAAATGGCGGACCAAGTCAGGCAAACCGTCTTCAAAGACTGGAGAGCGCTATTTGCCTGAAGCTGCGATCAACGCCCTGTCGCCTGCTGAATACGCATCTACGACCCGGGCAAAGCGGGCGGGTAAGGCCAAGGGACAACAGTTTGTGAAGCAGCCTCCCAAGGTTGCATCAAAGACGGCAAGGTATCGATGATTGTCTTGCTGATGGGGCGTAAAAGCCTTCAATCAAGAGGAGTACATAAGTGAACGCTGACACTGTTCTCAAATGCGCCAGGATGGCCGCAGACATGCGCAAGGTGGCCCTGGGTCAAGTTGATCAGGACATCCTTGATCTGATCGCAGAACTTGAAGCTCCTGTGCAGGAAGCCCCCGCTCCGGAAGCTGACGACAAGGCCGAGTAATGACCACGACCGGCACCACCGCGTTCAACCTCGATGTAAATGATCTCATCGAGGAAGCGTTTGAACGTTGCGGTTCAGAACTGCGGACGGGCTACGACTTTCGTACTGCCCGGCGCAGCATGAACTTGTTGACCATCGAGTGGGCCAATCGTGGTATCAATCTCTGGACCATTGAGGAGGGACAGATCCCGCTGTACCCGAATCAGGCCATCTACGCCCTGCCAAATGACACCATCGATCTGCTCGATCAGGTGACCCGCACCAACGCTGGTGTAGGGGCAACGCAGGCCGACATCAACATCAACCGGATCAGCGAGTCCACGTACTCCACGATCCCGAACAAGTACGCTACGGGGCGTCCGATTCAAGTTTGGATCAACCGCCAGACGGGTGAGACAAACAGTACGACCTGTCAGGTGGCCACACAAAGCGTCGGGCTGACTGACACGACCATCTACTTGAGCGATGTCACGCAGCTTGCTGCGGCGGGCTTCATCAAGATTGACAGCGAGATCATCAGCTACAGCAATCTGGCGCAGCCCAATCCGAGTCTCACTTCGGGGTACATCAGCTATTGCGGGCGCGGTCAGCAGAACACGATTGCAGCGCTTCACAGCATCGGCGCGGCAGTCTCTGTGGTTCGTCCCCCGTCCATCAACATCTGGCCAATCCCCAACCAGGGGTCGGTCGGCAACCCGTACTACATGTTTGTGTATTGGCGTATGCGCCGTATGCAGGACACTGGCACGGGTGCCAAGACTCAGGACATTCCGTTCCGGTTCGTTGAATGCATGGTTGCCGGGCTGGCCTACAAGTTGTCCATGAAGCTCCCCGAGATGGATCCAACGAGGATCATGGCGCTCAAGGCAGAGTACGACCTCCAATGGCAGTTGGCTTCGGAAGAAGATCGAGACAAGGCAAGTGATCGTTTTGTGCCGCGCTCGATGTTCTATGCCTGATCATGGCCGGTCCAAAGTACGCTGCCGGCAAATACAGCATTGCGGAGTGCGACCGCTGTGGTCAGCGCTACCTGTTGAAACAACTGAAGAAGCTGACAATCAAGACCAAGCAGGTCAGCATCAAGGTTTGTCCGGAATGTTGGGAGCCTGACCAGCCGCAGCTTCAACTGGGTATGTACCCGGTGTACGATCCGCAGGCTGTGCGTGAGCCGCGCCCGGATACAAGCTACACGCAATCTGGTTTGACCGGGTTGCAGACCGATATCACGCCGGGTACAGGATTGAACCAAGACGGTTTCCCCAGTGAAGGCAGTCGAGTGTTTCAATGGGGATGGAACCCGGTTGGCGGGGCAAGTGGAGTTGATGCCGGTCTGACACCAAACTACTTGGTGTTGGGTGTTCAAATTGGTACAGTCACGGTAGTGACGACGTAGGAGCCGATGATGAAAAAAGACGATATCGCGCAGGACAAGAAGATGATGAAGAAGGCTGTTGGAATGCACGAGATGCAAGCCCACGGCGGCAAGAAGACCAACATGGCCAAGCTCAAGAAGGGCGGGCCGACTGGTATGGACATGCGGAATATGGGCCGCAACATGGCCCGCGCGAAGAACCAAGGGAGCAAGTGATGGCTACGTCCAAGAAGCTCACCAAGGATTCTTCCACTTGGATGGAAAACGGCTATGGCAAGGACAACCACGATAGTGGAAACAATCTTGCCGTGAACATCAATGCCGTCCGCTCCAAGTCTTACTCTGAGCCGAAGACCTCTGGCATTCAGATGCGCGGGGCCGGTGCGGCAACCAAGGGCCGTATGAGCCGGGGACCGATGGCGTGAACTACGCTGCGCTGTACAACGCACTCATTGCGTACACGGAGAACAGAAGCAGCGAGTTTGCTGCTCAGATTCCTGTTTTCGTCCAACAGGCCGAACAGCGCATCTACAACACCATCCAGTTCCCGACGCTGCGCAAGAACGTCACGGGCATAACGTCGCAGTACAACAAGTACCTGTCATGCCCCACTGACTTCCTGTCGGTGTATTCGCTGGCAGTGATCAATGTTGATGGTTCCTACGAGTACCTGCTGAACAAGGATGTCAACTTCATCCGGCAGGCGTACCCGAGCCCGACAGACTACGGCACTCCCAGGTACTACGCGTTGTTTGGGCCGACCACTTCAGGGGCCACCATCACGAACGAGTTGTCGTTCCTGATTGGCCCGACCCCTGATGCCTCTTACAACGTTGAACTGCACTACTTCTACTACCCGGAGTCGATTGTCCAGGGCACGATTGCGACGCTTGGGACGGTCACTGGGGGCACGACCTACACCGCTGGCACGTATGAGAACGTCGAACTGACCGGCGGATCCGGATCGGCTGCGTATGCCACGATCACGGTCAATTCCAGTGGTGTTGTGACCGCAGCGACGCTGCTGTCCGGCGGGCAGTTCTACATCGTCGGGGACGTTCTGAGCGCTTCCTCAAGCACGCTGGGCGGGGCAGGCTCGGGCTTCTCTGTTCCTGTGGCCACGATCAGCAATGCAACTGGAACTTCTTGGCTCGGGGATAACTTCGACTCCGTACTCCTGTACGCCGCACTGGTTGAAGCCTACACCTACATGAAGGGTGAGGCGGACATGGCTGCGCTGTACAACCAGAAGTACATGGAAGCTCTACAGCTTGCCAAGCGCCTGGGCGATGGCCTGGAGCGTTCGGACGCGTACAGAAGTGGTCAGGCACGGTTGGCGCCCCTTCCACAAAATAGAGGGGTCAAGTGATGGCTATCCAACAAGGAGCCACCAACGCGTTCAAAACCGGCCTGCCCACCGGCGCGTACAACTTCGCCACAGATACGTTCAAGATCGCGCTGTACTCGGCGCTGGCTGATCTTGGACCGGGAACCGCTGCGTACACCACCAGCGGTGAAATAACCGGCACAGGGTACGCGCTGGGCGGGAACGGTCTTACGGTCTCCGTTCAGCCCACGATAGAGACGGTTGCTGGGAACACGGTGGCCTACCTGTCGTTCTCAAACGTCTTGTGGACGCCCGCTGCGTTTACATGTCGCGGGGCATTGATATACAAGGTCAGCGGCGGTACGGTGTGCGTGCTGGACTTTGGCTCTGACAAATCGTGCTCTACTTCTTTCCAGATCCAGTTCCCCGCAGCCTCTGGAACGACAGCAATCATCCGAATCGCATAGGAAATCATCATGCTGAACAAGTCTAAAGCTGGCGACGCTGTGTCGGCTTCTGTCACTCAAAACGTGAATCCTGATGCGCGTGTTCAGGCGGGCGGGGTTTTCAAGGTCACTTGCTACGACAAAGACGGCAATCTCAAGTGGGAAGACGAGTTCCACAACCTTGTTGTCAATGTCGGACTCAAGGACATGAATGAAAAGTATTTCACGGGCGCTTCCTATAACGCCGCGTGGTATATCGGGCTGGTAAACAATACGCCCACGCCTTCGTATTCCTTAAACGATACGATGGCAAGTCATGGCGGCTGGTCTGAGTTTGCGGGCTATTCAGTTAGCGGTAACGCCACCATTCGTGCAACGTGTACTTTCGGGTCTTCCACAACCGCAGATCCATCCGTCATCAGCAACAGCGCATCTGTCGCGGTTTTTTCCATCACCAGTGGCGCAACTGTTGCAGGCGCGTTTTTGACTTCCAGCGATGTCAAAAGCGGTACAACGGGCATCCTGTTTTCGGAGGCAAATTTCAGTTCGGCGCGAACCGTGGCAGCTAGTGACACGCTGAACGTCACCTATACCTTCAGCCTTGATGCGGCCTGATCTGCGATAACCCCTCAAAAGACACCCGTCTTGGCGGGTGTTTTGCTTTAAAAGCCATGATCAAAATCGACTTCCAATTCGAGACCCCTCACGGCAAGTTTGCTGATGCTCTTCATCTGCCTGACGATCACACTTTTACAGAGGCTGCGATTGAGGCGATGAAGGAGCAGCGGCGCGACAACTGGATCGCCATCGTGACGGCGCCTCCGGTGGAAGTCGAGCCTGCGCCGGAGCCCGTGCCTGAGCCTGAACCCGAGTACATCGAGATCAACGGCGTTCGCTACGTGAAGGTGTAAACATGGCCGATAGGTACTGGGTCGGCGGTACAGCAAACTGGGATGGCACTGCCGGGACCAAGTGGGCCACTACGTCTGGCGGCGCTGGCGGGGCCAGTGTACCTACGTCTGCTGATGCAGTGTTCTTTACGAACCTGTCCACCGGCACCTGCACCATCTCCACCGGAAATACCGGGGCGCAGTCCATCACCTGTACAGGGTTCACGGGAACATTGGCAGGAACCGCTGCCATCACCGTATCTGGTAGCGTCACGCTCGTGGCGGGCATGACATATACGTACACTGGTACGCTGACATTGGCAGGGACAGGGACGCTAACCAGCGCGGGCAAGACCCTTGGTGCTGTTACGGTAAATGGCTCCGGCATCACTGTGACGCTGGGTGATCCATTAACCGCTTCTGGCACCTTTACGGTGACGCAGGGCACGTTTACAACCGCCAACAACGATGTAACGCTCACTGGCGCCGCTATTTTTAACTCTTCCAACTTTAATACTCGTACTATTAACTTTGGAAGTAGCATTATTTCAATTGCAACCAGCGGAACAGCGTTAAGTTTCGCCTTCAATACTGGATTGACATTTAACGCAGGCACATCCACTATTATTTTCTCGGGGGCAAATCCAGACTTTTCCGGAGGTTCTGTAGGAAGCACGGGCTCCACGTTCTACAACATCCAGTTTACAAATACTGGATCAGGAACGTCGGCTATAGTTTCTATAAACACGTTTAACAATATCACTGTTACTGCGCCTTCGGCTGCGGGCGTTCGTCAAGTCACCTTCGACTCCCGCCAGACCATCAACGGCACCCTTTCCACGACTGGCACAGCGGGCAACCGCAGAGTCTGGTTCCGTTCAAACACCTACGGCATCGCCCAAACCCTCACCATCAACGCAGCCCCGAGCCTGACCGACGCAGACTTCCGAGACATCTACGTCATCGGCACAGCCGCGCCCATCAGCGGCACGCGCGTTGGCGACTTGAGAGGCTGCAGAGGTATCACCTTTAGCACACCGAAGACGGTGTATTGGAACTTGGCGGCTGGCGGCAACTGGTCTGCCAATGCTTGGGCCGCAAGCTCTGGCGGCGCGGTCAGCACAGACAACTTCCCGCTGGCCCAGGACACGGCTGTCATCGAGAACACAGGGCTGAATACGTCGGCTACGGTGACGATGGACAACGTCATCACCTACACAGGCGCGGTCACGATGTCTACGCGCACAAACGCGATGACGCTGAGTTTGTCGACGGGCTACACCATTTACGGCAACTGGACCAATGGCTCAGGAACAACGCTGAGCGGAGCACAGACGCTGACGTTCTCTGGCCGCAACACGCAGACAATTACTAGTGCGGGTAAGACGTTTTCTGGTGGCATCACCGTTGATTCCTACGGCGGCACTGTGGAACTTGCCGGGAACAATATAAACATTGGTTCCAATACGCTTACCGTCAATAACGGTACTTTCGACACCAAAAACTTCAACGTAACCGCAGGAGAATTGTCGTCCAGCAACAGCAACGTCAGAACGATAACACTGGGGTCAAGTACGGTGACGTTGAGCGCTCCGGGGGCTTTTGCAATTACTTTTACAAACAGCACAAATTTAACATTTAATGCAAACACATCGCAGATAGATATAAATGTAGCCGGTGCGGCAGCGCTTAGTGGTGGAGGACTTACATTTTATAATGTAGCATATTTAGGCTCAACTAACGGCGCAACAAATAATTTTACGGGAATAAATAGCTTTAATAATCTTACATTTACTGCGCCTTCATCGGCGGGGTTTATTACTTTATCGTTAGCGGCAAACCAAACCATCACCGGCACCCTCACAGTCGCGGGCGCCACAGCCGTCCGTCGCATCTTTGTCCGCTCTGACACCCTCGGCACCACCCGCACTCTCACCGCAGGCACACTGTCGGCAGACAACTGCGACTTCCGCGACATCACCATTGCAGGGGCTGCTGCGGGCTCTTCTCCGACCCGCGCAGGCAACTGTGGCGGCAACAGCGGCATCACGTTCCCTGCGGCCAAGACCGTCTACTGGAACCTTGCAGGCACGCAGAACTGGTCTGCTACGGCCTGGGCTCCAAGCTCTGGCGGCACGCCTGACATCAATCAGTTCCCGCTGGCGCAGGACACGGCTGTGTTTGACAACACGGGCAGCGCAGGGACGGTGACGGTGCAAGCGGCCTGGAATATTGGTACGCTGAATATGTCAGCGCGCACTTCTGCTTGCACGATTGACTGGTCAAATGGAGGTCCTTTTATCCACGGCAACGTTTTGCTGGGCAGTGGGGTCACTCCAGGGACAATCGGAATATCAACATTCGCGGGACGCGGTACGCAAACAATTACAAGCGCAGGGAATACATGGAGCGGCGCTATAACCGTTGATTGTGTTACAGGAACTGTTCAGCTTGCTGACGCCTTGACACTTATCGCTGCACGATTACTGGCAGTAGTGAGTGGAACATTTGATGCAGTGTCTTATAATTTGACAGTTGGATTTTTTGACACTTCTGGCTCGACACTAAGAACATTAAAAATGGGGTCTGGTACTTGGACATTGGTTGGTACGGGCGCTGTTTGGTTTGCAACAACCACAACCAACCTAAACTTCTACAAAGGCACCGCAAACATCGTCCTATCCGACACTAGCACCTCTGCCCGCACCTTCGCAGGCGGTGGTCTCTCCTACAACAAACTCACCATTGGAGGCACCACCGGCACGTCTACCCTCAGCATCACCAGCAACAATCAATTTACTGAGCTTGCCAGCACCAAAACCGTAGCCCACACCATTTCCCTTAGCGGCACAACGCAGACCTTTGGCAAATGGACGGTGACGGGCACGGTTGGCAATGTCGTCACGCTGACTGGCACAGGCACCACTCACGTCTTGGTTGGTGCCGCTACATCAGGTATTGACTACCTTGCAATGGGTAGCATCGGCTTTAACAGCACGTTCAGTGCAGGCGAGTTTTATGCTGGTGCCAACAGCACAGGTACGGCAGGAGCGCCGGTCTATCGCACGGCCCCGCCTGCTGCAAGAACGCTCTACTGGGTGGGTGGCACGGGCAACTGGAACGATACTGCGCGTTGGTCTACGTCCTCCGGAGGTGGTGGCGGGGCTGCGCTTCCGACAAGCCTGGACGACGTTATCTTTGATAGCGCATCAAATGCCACGGCCTACACCTCGACGGTAAACGCCCCCAGTCGCTGTAACGCGCTCACCATCGCTGGTCCTGCGAGCGGAAACGTGACGCTGGCTGGATCTTCTGTTCTCATCTGCCACGGCAACGTGACCTTCCCTGCAACGGGGCTCACAAGAACGTTTACAGGCGGACTGATACTGTCTGGCTCCACCACCGGGAAAACCATCACGACAAACGGAGTGACCCTTGGAGGGTATGTCCAAATATATGGGATGGATTCTGAATGGACGCTTGGCTTTGCACTGGATAACAGCGGAAGTGCTTTTTACGTAGACTACGGGGTGTTTAAGGCCAGCACATATAACCTGACAACGAGTACCATTTTTAGCGATGGCGCCAGCAGTAGAACCATAGATTTTGGTTCTGGGACTGTTTCTTTGTCTGGTTCAACTTCTTTGCAGTTTTTCAGCGGTCTCGGAAGCACTGAAACGGCTGCTGCCAATTTGACGGTCGTTGCTGGCACAGCGCAGATAAACTGTACGGCCACAAACACAACCTTTTCCGGCAACGGCAAAACCTTCTACAACGTCGCCTTCACAAATACCTCTTCAGGCACCGTCACCATCAACGGGGCCAACAGCTTTAACAACTTGTCCTTCACCGGACTCACTGTTGCTGGTCTAAAGACCGTCAGCCTTGCCGCAAACCAGACCGTCACCGGAACGTTTACCCGTTCAGCAGGCACCGACGCCACGATGCGTCACTTCGTCCGCTCTGACACCATCGGCACCACACGCACGCTCACCTGCGCTGCTGTCAGCCTCACTGACGTTGACTTCAGAGACATCACCATAGCCGGTGCAGCAGCACCAGCGACAGGCACGCGCATCGGAGACTGCAAAGGCAACAGCGGCGTCACGTTCACGGCTGCGGCAAACAAGTATTGGAACCTTGCTGGCGGCGGCAACTGGGGCGGCGCCATCGGATGGGCGACGAGCAGCGGCGGCTCCCCTGCGGTCAACAACTTCCCGTTGGCACAAGACACCTGCTTCTTTGAAGCCACAGGGTTGACCAGTGGGTCTACCGTTACCGTTAACGCCGCCTACAACATCGGCACCATCGACATGTCGGCGCGAACGGCCAACACGATGACGCTGGCGACGGGCAGTTCAACGCCTGTCATTTATGGCAACTGGAGCAATGGCACAGGCACTACGCTGACGGGCACGGGGGCGATGACTTTTGCTGGGCGTGGTAGTCAGACAATCACCAGCGCGGGGAAAACATTTACACAGCCGTTCACTATTAACACGCCAAACGGATCCGTAACGCTGCAAGATGCTTTTGTTTCTAGTGCGGCAGATTTGTTCACGCTTACTTCAGGAACTTTCGACGCTAATAGCTATAATTTTTCTTTGACAAGCACGATTGCTCCATTTACCGCATCTGGCTCAAGCGTAAGAACCCTTGCGATTGGATCGGGAACTTGGACTATCGCTTGTCAAGGAGGGTCGGCGTTTTCTGCTGGTACTGCGGTCAATCTCACCGTCACTGGTACAGGCACCATCAGCCTCACTTCTGCATCTGCAAAGACCTTCGCAGGCGGCAGCGTCGCCTACACCAACATCACCCTCAACCAAGGCGGCGCAGGTACGCTCACCATCAGCGGCAACAACACCTTCGCCAACATCACCAACACCTACAAAGCCACCGGTGCCACCACCATCAACTTCGGCACCACAACGCAGACGGTGGGCAACTTCACCGCTGCTGGCGAAGCTGGTAGAGTATTGACGCTGACGGGGACTTCTGCTTCCTCGCCTGCTACGCTGGTTCTGACTTCCGGCACGGTGACCACGCCGGATTACCTGACGATCACAGGTATCCGTGCATATGCGTTGACCACAACATGGTACGCTGGGAACAACTCTACCAACAACGGGTCACTTGGCTGGTTGTTTGAATCGGCGGGCGGCACGACGTATAGCGTGTCCTTCAGCGACACCGCTACAGGCGCAGACGCCATCTCATCGAGCTTTGCCTTCAGCGTAGCTTTCTCTGATTCGGCCACGGGATCTGATTCTGTATCTGCTACCGGTTCGTTCGGGGTGTCTGTTTCTGAAACCGCTACGGGCGCGGATTTGATCTCTGCCAGTGGTTCGTTTGGAGTGTTCTTCTCTGACACGGCTACCGGCGCAGATTCAATTTCCGCTACCGGCTCATTTGCGGTATCTTTCTCAGATACAGCCACAGGGGCAGATGCCTTTGCTGTTGCCGCTTCAACGTTTAACGTTGGAGTAAACGAACTTGCTTCGGCGTTGGACACCCCCACTGCGCGCGGCACGTTCAACGTTTTGTTCAGCGAAAGCGCTGTTGCCGCAGACACCATGAGTGCGCGATACTTGTGGGAAGTGATCGACAACGGGCAAGCGGGAAGCTGGGTTTCCGTAGCCACTTCCCAGACCCCCAACTGGACCGTGATTGACGACGGCCAGTCTCCCGGGTGGATCCAGATCAATACGCTGTAGGAGTGACAGATGTCCATCGCATATACGTCCCTGCTCGCTCTTGGGCAACCTGCCACCGGGACGGAGTCCGGAACCTGGGGTGATGATGTAAACAACGCCATCACGGCGTATGTCGACATTGCCATTGCGGGGACACTGTCCTTCTCCGGGGACGGGGCGGTCACTCTGGCCAACACGTTCGGCACGAGCAGCGCTACGAACATCGGAGCCTCGACCGCGCAGTACATGGTGCTGCGGTTCACCGGAACGCTCACCACTACGAAGGTGATCACGGCCCCCAGCGCCAGCAAGCTCTATCTGGTGGACAACGCCACCTCTGGCGGGTTCGGCGTGACGGTAAAGGCATCCGGTCAGACCGGGTATACGGTTGCTGCCAACACTCGAACCTGGGTCTACTTCAACGGCACGGACTATGTCCTGGCATCGACCAACTTGGTGACGCAGGGTGGCACGGGACAGACCAGTTACACCGTGGGAGACATCCTGTATGCGTCCAGCACCACGGCGCTCAGCAAACTGCCAATAGGGGCGACCAACTCCATTTTGGCTGTTTCTGGAGGCATTCCACAGTGGTCATCTGCGACCTCAATTTTTCAGCTTTTTTATCCCGTTGGATCCATTTATATCAATGCCACTAACGCAACCAATCCTGGCACGTTGTTTGGATTTGGCACTTGGGTTGCGTTTGGTGCGGGGCGTGTCCCTGTCGGCTTTGACTCTACAAACGTTCTGTTTGATACCGCCGAAGAAACTGGCGGTTCTGCGGATGCTGTGGTAGTCAGCCACACACACACGATCACTGATCCGGGCCACTCGCACACGACGACCATTCCAAATTCTGCAACTGGAAACAGCCGTCAAGCGTTGTACTCTACTGATGCAGGTGTTAATACGGTAATAACTTCCTCAACTGCAACGACCGGCATCAGCGTGAACACGGCGGGATCTAGCGGTACGAATGCCAACTACCAGCCGTACATCACCGTTTACATGTGGAAACGGACGGCATGAGCTAAGGAGTCATCATGGAACCGATTGACCTGAACACCCTGAAGGCCCAGGCCGCAGTTGAACTCAAGCGGCTGGAGGCTCAGGCCACCGCCAAGGAAGTCGCTGCCAAGGCCATCGGCAAGACGGCCATCGTCTGGATCTTCCTGCTGGTGCTGGTGGGTGTTGTGTCGTCGGCTTTCCTGAACACCGAAGCGCTTCCTGCTGTCATCGGTCTGGTGGCAACCGCCACGATGGCTCTGATCCAGATGGTCAACGGCATCGTCAACGAGACCAAGAAGGAAGAGAAGCCCGAGATCACGATCATCAAGGAGTTGATCGGGCGCCTGGACAAGCCTGAGCGTCAGGAAGCGTCCATGAAGGTCAGCGTCGAAGGCGACAAGGTCACCGTCCAACGCGGTGATGATGTCATCTCCACCAAGGGATGAACATGGCCTGGACAGACGTTCTCAAAGCAGTCATCCCCATCGTCGTCATGTGCCTCGCATGGCTGCTGGGGCAGGTCAACTCCTTCTCTGAACGTCTGACCAAGATCGAAGGGCACATGCCCGTCTTGATCACCAAGGAAGGGATTCCTACCGACAGCCCGCTTTCTGCCGAGCGCAGGGCCATCATGAAGGAGCAGTTGATGATGCACATCAATGACCTTCAGGTCAAGGTCAAGCTCCTTGAGGAGCGCGAGAAGTTCGCAAAGGGGACCAAGTAATGCTCTCTCTGCTTTCTACCCTCGGCGGTCTGCTGATCAGCGGCCTGCCCAAGCTGCTGGAGTTCTTCCAGAACAAGAGCGACCAGAAGCACGAGATTGCCCTGGCGCGGCTTCAGACCGAGCGTGAACTCCAGCTTGCAGCCCAGGGATACGCCTCCCAGGCCAAGATGGAGGAGATCCGCGTCGAACAAGTTGCGATGCAGACCGAAGCGCAGATGACAGAAGCTGCGCTCAAGCATGATGAGAAGGTGCTGGAGAAAGCCAGCCGCTGGGTGGCAAACTACGTCGGCACGGTGCGCCCGACGGTGACCTATATTTTCATCATTGAGTTGGTGCTGATCAATGCGGCCTTGACGTTGTACGTCTGGAAGCACCCGGGCCTGATTCAGTCGGTGGACGACCTGATCCGTGTTACCGCGATCATCTTCAGCGAAGATGAAATGGCGATGCTGGGCGGGATCATTGGGTTCTGGTTTGGCAGCAGGCAGTGGGGCAAGAAGTGAAGCTCAGCCCCGAGGGCGCTGCGCTGATGCACAGGTACGAGGGCTACAGAACCCGGCCATACTTGTGTCCTGCGCACATCTGGACTATCGGGTACGGGCATGTTCTGTATCAGGACCAGATTCAACTGCCCATGGTTCGCAAAGAGGGCTACACTGGGT